ATAGTGTCGTAGACACGTGTTACTGGAGTTACTGTGATTGTTGCTCCCACAGTTACAGCAGCAGAGTTAGCAACGTCAACAGTAAATGTTGTTGTTGAACCTGATGTTGCGATACCAGTAATCTTTGCAGATGAACCTACGCCTGTACCAGAAATCTTGTCTCCAACTTCAGCGCGTGTTGCGATAACAGATGATGATGCTACACCGAATGTGAATGCAGCAGATACACCAGCAACTGTTGCTGTTGTTGTTGCTAGTGCAGTCTGGTCAGCACCAATCTTGTCAGAAGCAATACGTGGTGACTCGATGAAGTATGCACCTTCGTATGAACCGATTTCACCAGCCCAGATGTTTTCATTTGTCTGGTAGTTGTGAGGGTCGCGCCATGCAGCAGCGCCTGTCTCTGCACGAAGGTCGTGAGAAACTTCTGGGTGGATTCCAGCCCAGTACATTGCACCCTTGCGGTATGCAGCCTTGTTAGCACGCAACTTGGCAACAGCCTTACGGATGTTAGCAGAAGTTAGTGTTGCAGCAGCAGTAACTGTTGCTGATGATGTTGCAGTTGAACCTGAGTAGATTACGTTAGTTCCTGCGCCAAGTGTTGACATTGCAACTGTGTCGATAGAATCGGCAAGGTTGAATGCGATAATGTTAGCAACTGCTGGGTCTACGTCTGCAAGTGAGAAGAGTTCCAAAGCACGTGTTACCAATACAGAGTTACCGTACTCGTTAAGAGTAATTGTAACTGTGTTTGGTGTCGTCAATGAAACTGCATCTGGGTCAGCAGTCTCTGTAAGAGCAGTTGTTGCCTGTGATAGGTCGTTGTACTTCTGTAGAACGACTGTTGAGCCTGGTGTAGACTGGTTAGTTGGACGCTTATCTGCAACTGAACGAATTAGTGGTTCGGCGCGGAGAGCGAATTCGACAAGGCGGTCATACGCCTTTTGTACTAAACCAGCACCACCTGCGGTACCTCCGAGGGAAGCAGCGCCTGTTGATGTTGTGCCTGTGTATGATGTAGGCATTAGTTTGTCACCTCCAAGTGACTATGAACGGACATTATGATTGTGAGCGGAGAATAGATAAAATGTCTTCTGCACTTTCTGCAGCACCTAATTTATAATCTAAATCTTCTGCCCTGTCAGGCGTTACAGCATTGCTAGTTAATGAGTCCTGTTGACGCAATTGTGCGCGGTCGTGCTCATTAGTCTTTCGTGCTTCTTCCGCAGGTGTCAATCCGAATAAATCAGAGTTATCTTCAAGCCAGTTATTTACTGACTCTTCGCTAAAATCGTCAATATCCTTTAGGATTAAACGTGCTGCTTTTAGGTTAACGCCCTTCTTTTCAAGGACTTCTTTGACAGTTCGCTCACGCTGCTCCTTGGTATAGTTCTCAAGTTGCTCAGTGAGTTCCTTAATACGCTTCTCATCAGAACGCTTAGCCTTCCGTAACTTTTTAAGTAAGTCACTTCCATCTGATTGCGTTTCGACTTCGGTATCGAGGTCATCGTCTTCATCATCCCAGTAGTTGTTGCTCATAGCAACGCCACCCTTCTATTCGTAGTTAGTTCGCAAGCCACAGTATCTAGTCGGGGAACTAGGCTGGCTCTTGCTATCGGTCTATTACGCTGACGGGGCCGATAGGTCCGTTCAGGATTCTATTATATTGCTTCTGCTCTTGATTTAGATGCTAGGCTTCTGCTACCTGCTGCACCAGAGGAGCCTTTCCATTTACCAATTTCAGTTTCTTGAATCTGTTGAATCTTTGCTTGGGCTGCAACATCTTCTTTAAATGTAGCGTTGATTGCTTCTTGTTGAGTAAAGTCAATAGCATTGGCTCTACCAAGCATTTGTCCACGCTCTAGGTTCTTGACTGTACCGAAGTTGGCAAGTGATGTACCGTAGGTCGCACCACCTGCAGCAAGTTCTGCTCCAGTTGCTAGGTCAATGTTAACACCTTGAGACTTAGCAGCAGAGAACTGTTCAATGCTAGCAACCTTCTTCTCGAGTTCTTGAGCACCTTCTTTGCCAAGCAATAACGCCTTTGCAATAGATGTTCTGTCTGCTCCAGGGAAGTATCTAGCCAAGTCATCTTTGAGTGCCTTAGGCGCATTATCAATTCTGCTGAATACATTGTCAATAAGGCGTGTAGCCTCTGCTACAGACTTACCTGCTTCTCCAAGAATCTTGCTGATAGTCTTTTGGTTGGCTAGGTCACCTAGACCAACATCACGAAAGACGGTACCAAGTGCTTGTTCTGACTTAACATACTCTGCGATTGTTGGTACATCGATTGCTTCGCCAGCCTTAAGGCGGTCTTGCAACTTGAAGATTGCTTCAAAACGCTGTACAAATGGGGAAGCCTTACCCTTTGCTTTTGCTTCATTAAGGGCTAGGTTGTCTGCTTCTTCTGGAGTTGAACCTGTATCAATGTATCCTTGTTTTAATTCGTACAACTCATCAATCCATACAAGGTCTTCTGGATTAATTCCACCCATGATAGTTGCCATTGTGTTTCTAAATGTTGCAATTGATTGTGGAACTTTACCACCAGGAGTGTATCCTTCTGACCCGATTATTGCTGGGTTAGGTACTTGTTCTCCGTCAAACTCTCCACCACTGCCATCAGCAAATACTGGGATTACAAACCCTGACTTGCTTCCTGCTTTGTAACGTAAAATTTTCCCAGCCTTTTCAAAGCCAGTGTCTACTGGGGTCACTGGTGCGACAGGAGCAACTGGAATTGGAGTTTCTAAAGATTTTCCAGTTTCTTCAAACTTGCGAAAAGACGCAATAGATGCCTCTCTCTTCGGAGTGGGAGTTCGCATTGCTGCGCGTTTGGTTTGCTCGTCTACAATAGGTGTTGTTGTGGAGTCGATTCCACCTGGCATATCTCTATCTTTACGTGCCATTATATTCCAAATCCTAACGCTTTGCCAAGTGATTCAGCACTGTTACGTGCCTCAACGTTTGCTTGTTCTGTTTCCTTGTATGCTGGAAGTTTCTTAGCCATCAACTTTAGTTGGTAGCGTGATGGAGGAGTTCCCTTGCCATCTGGTCCTGCATAGTCTGTATAGGCGCGAACAACTGGGTGGTCTAACTTAACGGACTTCTTGTCAATCTCTAGCACCTGTGCAACGATGTCAATCGCAGGAGATGCGATATCATATGTTGTAAGAGTTGGGTCTAACTTGAATCGGTCTGCAAACTGTGGGTATTCCTTCATTGCAATCTTCTGCAACTCAACTGTGTACTCTGCAAGAGTCTTCTTGCCCATTGCAATCTGCTTCGCAGCAACCTTTGCTTCTGCATCAGATACCCCAAGAAGTTGGAATGAGTCAACAAGCCCACGAACCTGAGAGAGAGTTTCTAGTGACTTAGCACCTAGTGTCTTCTCATCTTTGAAGTTAACCTTGTTCCATACCCAGTCCTGTGCGAACTGAGATGGGTTAAAGAATGATGGGAACTCTGTCCTTGCAGTAGACTCGATTGCCTTATCAACTGCTCCAGGAGTTGTACCTCCAGGCGTTACCTTGCCAGCGGTAGTTGTAACAACCTTCTCGATTTGTCGATTCTGCTCAGCATCAAACTCTTTGATAAACTGTGTAATATCTGCTGTTGAGAACTTGCCAGTGTAACCAGCATTCTCTGCAGCCAACTGCATAAGAGCGCGAGCAGTATTGGTTGTTAACTTAGTTCTTGTAGTTGATGAACTTGTACCAGACTTGGCGTTGTTAGTCTTTTCAGTAGCCTGAATACCTTTGAGTAATTCTGCTGTATACTCGGTTACTTCCGCACCTTCGAGTTTGCCGTTACCGTCTTTATCGAAGGCTGCTAGTTCTGGAGAGAGAGCCATATTAGTTAACCGCCTTTAGTGAGTCATTATCGAAGTAACGTGTAAGAATTGTCTTTAGATTGCTATCCCATTGACCAGATAGACCTTCAACCCATGCGTTGTAGGCATCTGTAAGTTGTGCCTTGCGTGGGTCGTAGTCTGGTAGTGATTGATAAACCTGTGTGAACATAGCGCGAGAATCTAAGAATGTCTTAGTATCTTTCCAGAA